ATAATTATTTGGACGGATTTCCATAGAACCGCCAGAAAATTGAATGGTACCACCTTTATTCGAAAAGAAATTTCCTCTATTAGATCTAACAGCAGCTGATACAAATTTATGTGCAGCCGGTGATTGGCCGATATTATATTCTTTTGCCTTTGCGTCTTTCTTTACAAGTTTAAGTGAAATACCAACAACTTTACGTTCTTTAAATAATCTTAAAATAGCCGCGTTTAATGCTGCAATTGAAGAGGTATCTAATTCTTTATTTAAGTTTACACCCTTTTCAATTGCCCATATATCGCCAGGATTCCATTTATCGTCAGTTAATACTTCTAAACCTGAATTTTTAAATGCTTCTTTTTTAGCAGCATAAATCTGTTTCATTTCTTTTGAATCACGATGAAAAACATGATTCTTATTAGCATATCCTCTTTTAATAATTTCTTGTGCAGATAGATAAGCTGAGACTTGCCAAGAAGAATCAATGTCTAAAACTTCTTGAATAGTAGTTTTACCAATTGAAATCTTTTTAGCGGATGCCTTCAACACAGAAGGCATAAAATATTCGATAGGTTGGTTAGCACCATGTTCTAACATAGCGGCTAACCATAAGCAATGTGCAGCTTCGGTTACTGCAGTATTATCTGTGCCACCGCCGGCGCCTCCGCCTCCACCAAAAACTGCAGTTTTACCAATTTCAGAAGAGCTAATAGTTTTACCAGTTGTGGTTGTTAACTCAATTGGCTTTTTACCATCAAATGCTGCTATAGCTTCTCGATTTTCTGGTGTATTGGCAATTTGTACTTCTTTATTTGAAGTTAAAACCAATGGAATACCTTCAATCGCTGCGCGCATCAAAATATCAATTCTTGGTTCTTTTGTTTTACTATTAGGCTTAGCTAATTCAGCTGGCCGAAGGCCGACTGGTGCTTCAGAAAGAAATGATCTAAACTTTAGCATAACATATGTTCCGTGTACAGATGGATTTTATATTATACTATTTATATGTTTTAAATATTCTTTTACTATTTTATCTTGAAGTCTATATGCTTCTTTTTCAAAAGGTTGTTTCCAATATTCCATCTTTGAAACATTTTTGCTTTTATAAAAAGTTACAAATTCATTTTGACTTTTATTATAAATCTGTTTGAGATCGCCAAGAACGTATTGTTTAACATGAACTAATTCGTGAGCAATTAACGTAAGCAATGTTTCAGTGTTATATCCTTTTTGTAAACGAATAACAAAGCACCTTGGTCTTGAATCATTAGAGATTGGAAGAAAAGGTTCATCATCTTTATCGTTATATTCCCACGTAGTATCGCCTTCAACGCCATCATTTTCTTCTAATATAGAAGACATTTTGAATAGAATATGAACTTTATGTCTAGGAAAATATTTGTCAGCAACAAATTGAGAGAGGCCTCGTATAAGACCTCTTTCAATTAAATTGGTTCTCCCTTCAAAGTCAACCAATAACATATTATGTCCTTTGGTAAATATATACGTCAGCATGACTCGAGTTTTTAAGACCACCAATCACATTACCCATGCATGAGTAACCACGGCCATTAACTTTAGTGATTGGCCGGCGGCCTTTGACGCACACTCGATATTGCAAAGGATTGATATTTAAATGTCCATCAAACATACCGGTTATTCGTGCACGACTGCTAGCTAAGTCTTTCTGCTGTTGATTTATTACTTTGACAGAGTCTTTGATAGCTTGTAATTTTTCCATATCACTAGTTGATTGGAAATCGACAGTCATAACGTAGCTTGTTGAAGTTCTTTTAGTCATTTAATAATCCTTTTGTCCATATCCAATCTGGTCAGCGAATGGCCGACTAAGATCAGCACGAATAGCTTCCATTTGAACTTTTTCAGCGAATTTTCTTACCAAGGCCGCACGATAATTAACTTCGCTGAAATCTTGATTTTCAGCAGCAGCAGCTAATTCTCTAAAGTGGGTATTTAGTCTTACAAAGTTTATGTCCATTTTATCTACTGGTTTCATTATCTAGCCTCTCTAAAATCTCATCTACCTTTTTGATTAAATTTTCTACTAATTGCTTTACTTCTGTGTTTACTTCACTCATATAAGCTCCTCAGCTTTTCTGGCCTGAGCTTTAGCAAGTTGCTCAAGGCGCGCAGGGATAACGTAGACGTCGTTGCAAAATTGGCAACACTCGCCTTCGTCGTCGTTAAATAAAGGCCACGGGTTATTACCATAGCCCAAAATATTATCGTCACAAATGACGCACTTTTGATATCCATCAATAACAGGATTATGTTCACTCATAATTAAGATGCCTTTTTTAAAGTGTCTGTAAAATCTTCAGGATCGGTCAATTCGCTAAAACCAACAGCGCTAACACGATAAACTTTGCCGTCGTAAATGAACCGATCACCCATCATCGAAGAACGATGTCCGTATTGTCGACCATCATACCATTCAAGGTCAACCATGTGAGAAATGTCTCCAGAGTAATCTTTATTTTCAGTGTTGTCTGGAAGAAGTTCTCCCATTGACCAAGAACCGTGAATGTTTTGAGTTGCAAAGTAAGCATATTCCAGAGCATCCTCACCAGTTCGTTCACCAACGTTCACAACACACATGTAATCAAAGGTACCTTCAACTTCACGGTTTTGAAAATAAACTTGGACTTTAGACATAAAAAATATTCCCTGTTTCATTAATTTATATAGTAATTCTACACTAGGTATCTGAGAAAGTACAATTTTTTTTCATTTATTTTTCGTATACAAATCAATAACTTAGAAGAGCGGGGTTCTAAGTTATTGATTCTAAAGGAAATAAAAATTGTAACAAATTGTTACGAGCAGAAAATATTTTTCGTATATAAATCAATACGTTAGGAATCTGAGGTAGTTGGACCTATAATTTCCTGTAACAATTGGCGGTTTTTGAGGTGAGATTCGGCAATTTCATCCTTACTCTGGCCATGATATGCTACTCCATGATGGTTCTCAATAATCTGGCCAACAAGACTAACGTATGCGTCTTTTTTACTATCGTATACGATAAAGTCTCCTAGGATACGACCAAATTTGCCTTTACCATCTTTGAACGTTTTAAGAGTAGCCCATTGGCCAACCTTTAAATAGCTTTTTACAAAATCTTTTGCTAATATGCCATATTTCTTTTCTAGCATATCGCGAGTTCTACTTTCTGGCGTGTCTACTCCTTTAAACCGGATTCTTTGCTTTGTGAGATGCACATCAAATCCAAGATCAATATCAACATCGACTGTGTCACCATCAATAACTTTTATTATTTTTGCTTTATATTGATAGTCCAAACTTTACTCCTCGTATTCTACAAATTCCTCGATTATATCTTTTTCAAAAGAAGTTAATACTCTATTAAAATGAATTGTCTTATCAGTGATATACTTATTAATAGTATAATGCATACCAGTGTGTAAGCCAGCTTGGAAAAACTTTTTGCGTTCTATCCTGGTGATTTGCCAAATAGAACCGAACCACCAAGCTGCTATAATCGCTCCCATCCACCATGTAATATACATCTTTTGCTCCTTAAAATACTATTTATACATTTGGATCTTCTTTGATACCAATTGACCAGTTATATGCAGCATCTTGAACGTAATGAAGACTCTTACCTTCAAAGACTTCTATATGATATGGTATACCTTCGCTGGTATAATATTCCAAGCAATAATGGCCAGATGGATCAGTAGCCACTACAGCTATCCTGCCACTCTCATTTGTGTATACATCGTTCATTATACTTTAAATCCTTCATATTTAGTATTATGACTATCTGCTGGTTGCCCAGAATCAACCAGCCCCAATTGCGCAGATTGTTCTACATCAAACAACTTCATTTTAGAACGATCAACACCTACAACAAATCTTTTATTTACAGATGGGTCATTATATCGATTCTTCAATTGCTTTACAAGAATCTGACCAAGACCTTCGAGCTCTTCATTTGATATTAAAGCAAACATTAAGTCAGCCGTTGCTGGCAAACCAAAAGATTCTGAAGTATCTTCAAGGCCAACATCAGAATTCGAATAACCACCTCTAGTTGTTTGAGTAGCTGAAACAATAGGAACATTGAATTCAACAGCCAAACCACGAATTTCTTCAGCAATTGCTTTAATATATGAATATGAATTAATTGCTCCACCCATTCCTTTCATTCGAGATGAAGCACAAATATTAAGATAATCAACAAAGATAATATCAGGAATAAAATTCTTTTTTAATTTTAATTCTTTTAGTAATGCTCGAAAATGACCAGCATGAGCAGCACCGGTTGGATATTCTTTAATGATTAGTTCACCTTGGCATCTTTCAGCAATATTGTTTACTTTATTCGCAAACATTTCTTTTGAAATATTTGTTAACTGATCAATTGGCGTATTCATTAAGTTTGCATCAACGCGTTCAGCAATCTTTTCTTCAGCCATTTCCATTGTAATATACAAAGCATTTTTACCTTGGGCAAGAACCGATGCTGCAACATGACACATAAACAAAGATTTACCAACACCGGTACCAGCCAAAGCAATATTCAAAGTCTTACGCGGTAAACCACCTTTGGTAATATCATTAAATCTTTCAAGATCAAACTTAATTTTTTCTTCTACCTTATGATAGAATTCGTAACGTGAATCAATATCATGGAGATAATCATGACCAATGTTTGTATCAAAGGCAACACCAAGAGCTTCTTGAAGAAGTTCAGGCAAAGCATTTTTTGTAAGGTTAGGGTCTTTACCATCGATAATAGAAATAGATTTCATGATGGCAAGATGAATTGCTCTATCTTGACACCATCTTTCTGTTTGGTTAGTTAACCATTCTATATCGCTCTTATCATCAGATGAAGTAATTTCTTGTATTAAAGCAACTGCATCTGAGAATTGAGTATCATTTAAGAAAGAATCGTCTAATTCAACTTTTAGCGATTCTGTAGTTGGAAGCTTATTATACTTACCAACAAATTCAAGTATTTTATCAAAGACTACTTTATGAGCGCCTTCAAAATATTCTTTCTTAAGAAATGGAATGACCTTACGTGTATAATCATCATGAGTGATTAGATTCCGCAGTATGGCCGTCTGAAGCATTTCTTTCTCCTATCTTAAAATCATCTAAAGAATTCTCAATAAAGTGAACTAACATGTCACCCAAATATTGTTGGAATTCATCACTATTTTCTAATTCATCTTTTTCGTATATGCCAGTTTCATGAAGGTTATATTCAAAAGATAATGTTGCATTATCTCCGCCATCCATTGGCTCAGTTAATCCTACTTTTCCATAAGTCACAACAACACCGGCATATTTACCATCAGTTATTTTGAAAGATTCATGCGAGGAATCTTCCATATACGGTATTAATTTATAATCATTCCTCATCTAAAAATTCCATACTTAATTCTGAACGATGGCCAATACTATAACTTTTCTTTATAAACTCTTTGAAGTCTGAGTTTTCAAAAATAGGAGCCCAGAATTCTTCTTTCAAAGTTTCTTTTTCTCTTACCTTTGGTTCTACCATTTCACCAGTTTCTTTATTTACTGCTTGATACCAACCATTACTTGGTTTTACTACATAACCACCAGCCAATGCAACATCTAAGAGACCAGAATATTTTTCAATACCACCTTCCCAAGATACTGTGATTGGTACTTTAGATTTTTCTTTTACAAATCTAGACTTATCAACATTAATTACAAAATCATAACCTTCAATTTCTGTACCCTTCTTATTTTGACGACGACCAAGAATCCAGATATTATCTGCAGAATAGTAAATACCAGTACCACCACCAACAACATCTTTAGGGAACAATCCAATTTCTTTATATGTATGATTTACAGCAAGCAATGGAATGTTTTTCATTGTCAAATATGGAGTTGCCATACGAAACAAACCTTTTAACGCTTTTGCTCTAGACATATCAGCAACTGACTTTTCATTAATAGCATCTTCCAACTCTTTTTTAGATGCAAGGTTACCAATTGAATCGATAACTACAATTACTTTATCTCCACGTTCAATTGCTTCAAGTTGATTGATTAGATCAAACTTTAGTTCTTCAACATTTGTGATTGGTGTGTGAAGTACGCGTTCAGTTGGTACTCCAAAAGATTCAAAATAAGATTGAGGTGAACCAAATTCAGAATCATAAAAAAGCATAACAGCATCTTCATACTGTTTCATATAAGCACCGGCCATAAGTAATGCAAAGGAAGTTTTAAAGTGCTTTGATGGGCCGGCAAGAACTGTTAGTCCAGGAGTTACACCACCTTCAACAGAACCAGATAAAGCAACATTTACCATTGGTACATCAGTTGGTACCATATCTTTTTCAGTAAAAAATTTTGAATTAGAAAGAATTTCCGTATGCGCAAGCTTGGAATTCTTTTTTAATTTATCCATTACAGACATAACGTTTCTCCTCGTTTCGTCTTGTTTTCTTCAGTTTCCCATGATAGAGGGCTTACCATTATTCCATTCGAATATTACTGTCTTTGTTTTGGCACGATAACCGATAACGTGCCCAAGAACCTCACAGTAAATCAATTCAATCATAACGTTTACCTTTTGTGTTTGTATGATAATATTATATCATAAATTGATCAAGTTGTACACTTGAATCTTTAACGTAGTATGATTGTGTTTTATTGTCTTGAACCAAAAAGTCAGTTTGCACTATATTTAATTTATTATCAAGATAATCTTTAATAGATAGTGCCATATCTTTTGCAGTTGTAACTGGCACATTCTGACAAATATGATTTAAGTTTTTAAGACCACCCTGTAGAATAAAATCATTTGGCATTTTCATAATAGTTAATGCTTCGCGTATTGTGATATAGCGATCGATATCAGGGTGTGTAAGAGATGTTGGAAGATGCCCAACAAAAGCGCCAATATAATCCTTAGGTATCTCGGTGTTTTTTCTCATAATGTTTCCACCGGATTCTAATTTAGCATACATTCTTTCGCACTTAGCAGCTTCACGTTCATAGCCATTTTTGGTCATCCATTTAGCTACTTCATTATATTTCAATCCATTGGCTTCAATATAGTCGAGTGGATTTGTGGTTTTTTCAATCATGTGTGAAAATTCTTGATGAGAAATTCCACCTAACATTTCATCAAGAACATACTTATAAAAAGGATTATCACTTGGCTTTTTAGTATTAGTAACGACGTTCATTGGATCAGATGGAGACGTTACAGTATTACGAATCGTTTCTTCTATTTTTTCGTGTGGTCTATAAATGTAATTAAATAATGGAACACCATATCCTTTCCAGAAAAAATAAAAAGTACGATCACGCACTTGACTTAATCCATGCAAAATAGATTTAGTCTTAAAAATAGAGAAGCTATATCCATATCGCTCTCCAATATAACGAAGATTTTCTACAACCGGGAGGCCCATTTTAGAAGCCAGTCTTGGTGCGTTTTCACCCCAAAAAACTTGAGGGGATAAGTTACCAAGTACAAACTTAGCAGAAGTAGACATCCAATCGTTTGCAGAATTATCTGAGCTAGCACCAGGACTAAGGGAGCTAAGACCAGCACAGGGACAAACAGTATTGACAACATCGAGATTATCCACACGGTCGTTACTTCCTTTAGATCCGAGAAGCTTGTACGGTACTTTTCTTTCATAATATTCAATAAGGTGTTGGTCATTGTTTTCAAACCCTTCGTAACTATAAATGGTTTCAGGCCTTTGATTGAATGCCTGCTCCATTGCTATAGTTTCACCACCAATTAATGGAACTATTGACGCGTATTTCACTAGAAAAAATCCTCTAACGATTGGTGTTGCGATGATTCATAAGCTTTCTTATGTTGTATTGTAGTTGCTAATTTGATTTTACCTTTCCACGGACCAGAAGGAACTTCCTTTTCTCTAACTTTTACAAAGTCTGGCCAAAGTTTGGCAAGCTTTAATTGAGCTTCATTATGAACTTCTAAGGTACGCCAAGTAGAGCAACCACCCTCGGCATTTGTTTCAGAACATGTTACCATATACTTAGCAGAAATTCGATTCTTAAATCCCTTTGAAAGTAATTGTAGATTTACGTCAAAATCTTCTGCAGCTGCCACGCGGCTCCATTCAATATCCCTGGGAACTTTTGGCCCATCATAAAATACGTTAGTCATAATACGTTGGCATTCACGTATTGGCCATTGCCGTTCGTCTGGAATAACCCATGCTGGTAGTAAACCACCATATACAATCCCGTCGTTCATCCATTGTTCTACTAAATCAAATGCATCATCAAAATCTTGATCAGTAAATTTACGAGACAGCCATTTAGTACCTTCGCCAGGATTTGGTTCCTTTACAACAAAATCCAAATCATCATCAAAAACGAAATGACGAGTATTTGCAAATTGATTAAATATCCATTCTCTAGTTGGAGCAATACGATCAATTTCTTTTGGCAATTTCAAAACTTGAGTTCCATACCGTTTATACATATCGGCAAACTCATGTTCTTGCACAACAAATCGAGTAATTGCTTTATATTTTTCTGGAAGATTGTTGTAAGTAATTTGCTTATCAATTCTTCCAAGTGTAGGTATAATTATAAAATCTATCATCTTTCGTAAAATATAACTCCTGCTTCACTAAATAATTCTTGAGTTTTTTTATGCGAATCTTCCCAGTTTTTTGGAACTGATTCAGAAGCCATCACTACTTTATGTATACCAGTTTGTATAATACCTTTTGCACATTCATGACAAACTGGTAAACCATAAACATACAATGTAGCATCTTGTAGAGATACTCCATTATGACAAGCATTGTATATCACATTCATTTCAGCATGAACAATCCGCTTATATTTTTCTTCGCGATCGTGATATCGAGTAAAAGAATCGGCAATACCACGAGGAAATCCATTATAACCTTGAGAAAGTATTTCTTTATTTTTTCCTATAGCAACAGCTCCAACTTGTCTAGATGGATCTTTTGACCAAGTAGAAATTTGTTTAGCAAGTGCTAAAAATCTTTCATCCCATTCCAATACTGAATTTTTCATTTATACTTCCAAATGATCTAAGTAAACATCTGCTGGCTTGACCAAATCAAAATGTCTTTCATATACATGAAGATTTTGAACTTGCCAAGTAATGGTTCCCGCTTTGATTCGTAATCCTAAAGAATTACTAAGCTCATTAAGAACATAAGCCTGCCAAGCATAATCATTTTTATAACCATAAACAACGTCATTAGAACGCATTTGAACTACACAATGTAGTTTTGAATCACGAATATAATATGTTACAGCATTAGTACAAATAAAATCAGACTTACCGTTTTCATTATATTCTAACCATATTGATGGACGCGTATAAACCATACATGCACGTCTTGAATCTGGATTTGATTTCAATTCTCTTAAAACTCTATCATATTGAGAAAAGAATTTTTTAGACCAAATTAACAAACCATAGTTTGAATTAATTTCACCATGTTTGTTGGCAGTTAATTTCCAAGCCAACGGTGGTTCATGATTACCTTTATGAATATCATTAATATTTGTAGATTGCTCACGATACCAAGCAAGTTCTGTTTGTATATATTGTTGATTCGGTTCGCCGAATATAGATGGTTCATCTGCAGTGAATGATGCACCAATTAATTCAATTGTTTTTTGGCCATTTCGATCAACAGTAAAATTTTCATTTTCAAGTTCATTGCGAAAATGAAGTCTTATATCAGAAACATTCATATATTTGTCCAGAAAAAAAGGGGAGCCGAAGCTCCCCCTATCAACTTATGAGCCAGCTGCAATAGCCCTATAACCAGCTGCTACAACAGCGCGGGAAGGAGTACCTAAACGATAGAAGGTACGAGTTTCACCACCTTTGTTGGTCATACGGTTAGCATAAATTGCATAACCTTTCTGACGAAGAGCAGTTACAGTTGCAGTTGGATTTGCAACACCAAATCGTGATGTCATCTGCGCAGCAGTTAGACCTTTAGTATTAGTCTGCAGAGCAGATAGTACACGAGCTTCTTTAGTTACAACAGTCATATATTTCACCTTTCAGTTTATTTAACAAAACATCTTATATTTCATAAGATAAGTATATTATACAACATTTTCAGTTGTATGTAAATAGGTAGAGCAAAATTAATTTGTCTCTACCCTTTCCATGCCGAGAACGTAACGAGCTTCGTCACGAACTTCAGCGGAAACAGCATGGCCGAAACCATCAGGGTTAAGTAACGAGCGAATAAAGTTATTCATTCGCATGCACTTAGATTCAAGTTCTTCTCTATAATCTATTTCAGCCTGAGTTGTAGTTGTAATATTAGATGTCACTATAGTTCCTCCATAAGATATATCTGATAAATCTAATTCAATGCCATCAACCGTAACTGTATCTAATCCATACGTATTAGTATTTAAGCTTATAGTTTTTTCTTTTCTTTTAAAATCTATTACATCGCCCATTAAATTTCTCCCATAACAGCAGTACTAAATGCAAATAAAGTAAGTCCTAATATAATTATACAAACAACAAATAGCACTTGTATAACTACATCAATTAGCTTTTTATTCACGTATTATCTCCATCAGTATACTTAGTTACGTGTTTATCAAAATATTTTCTTTCTTGACGTATTTGTATCTCTTTAACAAAGATACCAGTGAATGCTACTCCAACAAACAAAATAATACCAAAAATTAAGAATAACGTATCTGGGTTCATACTTTGAGCCACTCCTTAGAAAAAAGGCAGGTTTCTTTTTCCATTGCTTGATAGTTACTATAAACTAGTCTACCCCAGTTAACTCCATAAACAAAGACTAGAAGTATTACGCCATATTGACCATTTACAAAAGCTGTAAAAAACCAAAATGGTTCTCCAAATAAACCAATACAACCGGCATAAAATCTGGTTCGTGGATCTTGAGATGCCATTAAATATAATGACAAAAATCCTGTACACGTAATTACAAATTGAGAAAACCAATCTAAATACTGAATCATCACTTGCACACCTCATTATAGTTGTTGTTATAATCAGGCCAGCCAAGATCGCCAGAAGTAAGAATAGATAATTCTACCATTTCACAATACAATTCATTTTGCATTTCAAGTTCTTGTTCAAACGCAGATTGCCCATCACTGAGCATATTCAAAGTTAAAATTAGAAGCCAAATTGCACAAAGACAAAACGCATAATATAAAGTTTTCAACATAATATAATCTCCTATGCCGCACAAGCATAAACATTCAAACAATTAGAACCATCATATAATTTATGACCTTCACAAAATAATTCTCTATTGTCGTCGTCAGATTCGACGGGATGTGGTTGACCATAGAGAGATTTTGCAAAGACTGCAATATCATCAAATTTATTTAGCTCATTCCAAATATATCTACCACCAGGACTTTGACATGTACCAGCTTTTAAGACAATATTAAGCTTTTTGATAAAGTAGCGATAAAACTTTGGAGCCAAATTCATACCTTGAAATTTTTTATTTACTATTGACATACCAACTTCATAAACATCTTCATTGCGATGAGTTTCTTTTCCTCTCCAAATTTCAGATGGTTTGTTGAGTTGAAATTCAGCTACTGTATGTCCACATCTATGATTTTTGATTGTAGTAAAACAAACTGTAATGTCTGTTTCTTCGTATGAAGCATAACATTCAACATGATTCAAAGATCCAACTTTAAAATAATTTTTATCTTCATAATAAAAATCTCGCAAATTATGAGATTGACCAAATTCAATCTTTTCAATAGCCACTAAGCATACTCCAAATCATCACAATATAGGTATATTCTACTATAAGTAGCTGAGAATGTACAATTTATTTTTTCCTTTAGAATCAATAACTTACGCGAATGTGGCTCTAAGTTATTGATTTATATACGAATTTAAATTGTAACAAATTGTTACGAGCAAAAGGCCAATAGAATCAATAACTTATGGTGTGTCTGAGAGCTCACTGGTTGGTGGTGCACTGGAACCCTTAGATCTATTAAGAAAATCCTTATTTGGATCTTGTCCAGGGATCTTGCCACGGGTATATGCCACACCGAAGGATGCGTAATTAATTAGATCTTTGAATGAGTCTTCCATTGATTCAAAATTGGGCTGATATGTTGGATCATTTTCCATAGCTTCGAGAACAGACCAAAGACGAAGAGTTTTGGCATGGATAATATCCATAATCGATGCAACACCACGTGGATAATAATCTGCTTGAACTATACGCGAATTTGGATTTTGATAATCATTACTTTTCTTAGCTTGGATTTCAGCACATTCTTGTAAAACTTTAAGTGATTCTTTCATTGCGAATTTCCTTTGTTAACTATATTATTATACAATATCTTCTTCATTTTGTAAATGGTCTGGAGATAAAAGTCTACATACGATTTTGTTAGTTGAAAAGTGTATTGCTTCTTTAAGAGGCAATATTCCTAAAAACTTAAATTTAAGAACATCTCCAATTTTATAATCAGTTTCTATGTTTTGAGAAAATCCTACAATATGAGTAAGTTGTCCCATATTATATGATTCAATCATTTTGCAACCATTTCCATATTTGCCAGGAGGTGGCAAACTAATATTTCGATATTTATTTGGTTTGCGTTTCAAATCAATTAGAATTTCTGGTGTATAAGCCCAATCATGGCGCCATTGGTATTTTTCGCTTTCAACTTTTGGTAAAGTTGTAATTTTACCTTGATGCTTTAAAGTAAGTTCAAGTGCTAATGCATCTACATTTTCTCGTTTACTATAAGAACCATAGCTCCAATGTTTTTCTAATTCATCAAGTAACCATTGGTCAACTGTATAAGTGTGTGTATTAATTGTGTCTGTTATAGAAATCATAAATTAGTATAAACAAATTCGATTGCTCGATTTGCTTCCTTATCAAGTGGTCGATTATTATACCAATTACCAGTTTCAAGATCGAGTTCTTTACAAAGCTGAACGATTTCTGCAGTAGTAATTGGATATTTTTGTTTCACAGCATTTGCTGCAATTGATACCATAATTTGATACATCTTATGATACCAACCAGTTTCAGTGATTGTTTTATATTCAGCAATCAATTTTTTATTAACAAATGGACAATCGGTATAAGAGTTCCATGAAATGTTTGTGTTATCCATTTGTTCTTTACGGTGTGCAATAATTTTTTCTTGCATTTCTTCTGGTAGTGAATCAAATAAAGTATTACCACTACGCTTTTCTAAATAAGGGTGCTTTGCGAGTAAAGCAGATATATCAATCCGAGAGCCAGGATGAAAGAATATGAAGTTATTACTACCAGCGTACTTCGCAGGGATGTAATACATTCTGGATAAGTCTTTAGTTTGTCGATCTCCCATTGACTCAAGTTCGGAATTGAGTGCGAACCAGAAGTGTTTAATTTTATCAACTTCAACATGTTTGTTAAGATCAAAGACCAATCTGAACTTTGGTCGATCAAGTGTGCTGCTCGCAGTACTATAACAAATGAACTTCCAATCAGGAATCCTATCAAGTAGCTTGTCATATAAATTCTCCATTGTACAATCAAAATCATCAACATCAACTGCTGCCCAACCACCCCAGCTAATTACATTCTTATTTGCACGAGTTGTATGAGGAACGTAAGTAGCTGGGGATATTAGTTGAGCAGACTTTTTATCTTTTCTTTCTATTTCAGAAAGTTTAAATAGCAAATCCTTGAAAGCATCAAAGTCTTTCAAGGATAAACTGCGGTGAGTCTTATTATCAAATATCGAATTAAAAAGTGTTGCGGAAATAGCCATGATTAGATTTGTGCTCCGGTGCTTCCCATCCTCTCGGCTTTACTAAATCAGGTAGACCTAATGGATTTGGTCTGCTTTCTTTTACACCAACTTCTTTTTTCATATTTGCTTTTTGAACTTGATCCCATGCTTTATCAGCGTCAACTCCAAAAGCATCAAGAGTACCAATAGCAACAACACAAATATCAATTAAGCCATCGACAATTTCTTCTGGATCAGCTTCACTACATGCCTTTATAGTTTCTTGCAATTCTTCATTAATAAAACCAAGGCGAAATTCTAGAAATTTTTGAAGAGATTCTTTATCTTTGGTAACAAGTTTATTTGCAACCCATTGGTGTACACCATACTTACGGTGCATAGTGTTAATATCATTTACCCATTTACTAGCCATATTTCCTCCAAATAAAATATATTATACAACAAATTCGCGAAGATGTACAATCAAACAAAGAAAGATTCAAGAGTATTTACCTCTTCAGCATTCCAACCAATTGCGTCAAGTATTGGAGTAATTACGTCAAGAAAAGTTTTTTCGAATTGTTTATCATAATCAACATACTTATTTAACCCAAGCTCAGGCGGCAGAAACGTGGGAAAAGCAATTACATTTTCTTTTATAGGGTTAGGCAACTTAAGATAACAAAACTTAATTTTCTCGCCGTTTTGAATTTGTTCAAATCTTTTTTCAAGAGCTTTATCTTTCAATTGTTGGTTATATAATATAGCACCGCGCACATGAATTGGCGTACCTTTCTTATAAACGTTTTGTCTATCTTTCCATTTTGTTACGTCATTCACACCCCGCGGAAATGAAATATCTTCTGGCGGTAATGTTGTGAAATGCGATTTGAAATCTTGAATAGCTTTTTGTGTATTTGATTCTGAACCTGAAACAATTACTTTGAATAATTCTTTTAGTGCTGTACGACACGCTGATGGAGTACTTGATTTAATTGCTTCAATACCCATAATCTTTAGTTTTGGTTGAGCATATCTGACACCTTCGTTATCATACACATTCAATATGTAACGTTTCTTTGCAGTCCATATACCGCGATCTGCAATGACTTCACGAGCCATTACCATACGATTTTCGAATGAATTTAGTTTTGTCGATAAAGATTCATATGCTCGATCGAATACGGGCTCGAAGTGTTCAGAACATATTTGATCAAGAAACTTAATGGGATCGTTCGGAGCAAACTTATCAACCAAGGGTCCGAAATCAACATACAAGGAATCAGTATCGATAGCAATAACATAATCTTTATCTCCTGTTTTTAGTATTTTATTCATTGCTTGATTCAAAGCTTTTTCAGCCCAGCGTATTGCGAGCTGGCCAGATAAGGTAATACCTTCAGCAACACGTATATCAAAATAACGAAAGTACGCATTACCAATTGCACCATAAAGTGAATTCAATAGAATTTTGATTGCCATTTGTCTATTTTCAAGTTGATTAATTTGGCGATCAAGTTTTGGTGAAGGATTCTTTTCATATTCTTGCTTTGCTTCAAGCATTTCTTTTTTGACTTGCTTACGCTCATCATAATACTTAATAACAATTGAGGGTAATACGCCACGCTGATCTTTTCGATAACAAGATCCATTGGCGGCAACTGCATAATCGCTAGTTACATTAGTATCACTGTTTAGATAATGATCTACGCCTGATGTATGAACTTCTGATACAAGAGTTTCAGGTGACATATTGTTTTGAACAATAATGTTTGGATAAAGAGAGTTTAAGTCGAATGATACAACCCAGTTATGCAAACCAACATGAGGATCTTTTACATAACCGCCGGGATACGATGCTTTGAATTTATCGTCATTTGGTGGTGGAACTACCTTTTTGCGATTGAGTTCACGATAAATAATAGAATCCCATATTGCAGTTGTTCCAAATGTATCACTATAATTCACGCCACCTTTATATGCTATAGTCATAGCAAGAACAACAAGGCCCATCTTTTCTTCAAGGCGTTCTACTATTTCAACGTCTTTAATATTATAATCAATAAACTTTTGATGATCGTGTTTATAGAGATTATGGAGGGCACCATATTCTGAATAGTCAAGTTTGTTTTCACCAAGTACAACGTGAGCAATATGATCTAATTTATAAGATTCTTGTGCACCATAAGAATATCCAAACTTTTGAAATAAGTCTAGATAATCCATCTGTTGAACGCCATAAATTTCGTAAGTATCGAGTTGTTTACCTTTTATAGCAATCTGTCGATAATTAATCATATTCCAAGGCGAAAGTTTTTTAGAAGTATCTTCACCAAACACACGATTGATTCTGTTTATGATATATGGTATATCAAATAGTCTAGAGTTCCAACCAGTCACAATGTCTGGAGTGTTTTCTTCTTTGGACCACCAACTAATAAAAGAAGTAATTAATTCTTTTTCATCTTTGCAATGAATATATTTTACAGTATGCTGATCAGCAAAAATAGATTTGTCAACGTCAAAGTCGCCTAGACCCCAAACGTAGAAAACTTTATCGATATTATTTCTAATTGTAATAGAAATGATTGGCTGTGCCGCTTCTTCTGGAAATGGAAAGCCGTCGTCCGATGCAACCTCAATATCAATAGTTGCAACGTTGACAAAATTAGGATTGAATTCAATTTCATTTGGAAACATATCCGTAATGCATTGGTGGATATAGTTTGTTGTACCATATATCTTAAAATCTTCAACACCTTTATAGAGATCGCAAAATTCTCTAGCATCCTTCATTGAAGGAAAGTTTATTGGTGCAAGATTTGTACCATCGATACTTTGCCAACCTTCTTCCTTATTGGTTGGTACAAAAAGAGTTGGATTGAATTTTATTTTTTTAATGACACGACGACCAGATTCGTTATAACCGCGATAAAGAATCTGATTGCCATATCTATTTAGACAAGTGTAAAAGCTCAAAGTAAATCTCCATAACTAATAATACTATTATATCACAATAAGAGATTATTGTACATCACAGAATGAGCTTCTTTTCAGGTGGTAAATCAATTGTGGAATTAATTTTACGATACTGTTCTTCCAAACCAGAAACCGCTTGAGTTACAAACGCAATAACGTTTTCATTCAATATGGTTTCTTTTTCTTGCATAACAGTATAAGGCATCCAAACCATAATTCCTACTCCATTTTCTGTAGGAACAATCAGTCCGGGCTTATCTATCTTATAGCCGCTTTTTACTTTTTCGGCGAATGCTATAACTTCTTCGCCAGTGGTGAGTCGAATAACTTGCACTTTATCCATTGTATTTGGTCTCAATTTCATAATTAATATAAAAGCCGGCGCCGAAGCGCCGGCTCACTGTAAGCTATTCTTCTCCTTCAATTAAAAGTTGAGGTGAGCTAATAGCAATTTTACGTGGTTTCAGTTCATCTGGTATTTTATGCTCTAAAGAAATTGATAAAATACCATTATTTAGTTCAGCACCAGATACTTCAATATGATCTGCAAGATTAAATGTTTTCACAAAACGTTTTTGCGAAATACCTTTGTAGATATATTGATCTTTATCTGAGCTTTTGCCTTCACCTCTTACAGTAAGGACATTCTTTTTCCATTCAATATCGAAATCATCCATAGTAAAACCGGCAACAGCTAACTCAATTGAATATTGATTTTCTGATAATTTTACTAGGTTATGCGGTGGGTAAGAACTTGTAGATCTATCCACAGATGCTTCCAATTGATTGAATAAAGAATCAAATCCAACTAATGATGGATGCGAACGAAACATATTTAAGTGTGTCATAAAGACCCCC